GAACCTACTGCCGTTTTAGTACCGCCAGATTGTTCAAAGTATCCAAAATTAGTAATTGCTTTAAAATAACTGCTACTTGCATAATTATATATTGTGACAACAAAAGTATTGTTGTTGCTACTATTTGATATATTATATCCAGCCGATAGGTTAAGTGAACCAGCAGTTGTAGTATTAGAATTGTTTGAGCCACCACTATTTTGTCTGTTATCGGTCGTTACTTTATCAGTGTCGCCATTTGGTCTTAAAAAAATTTGAGTATTATAGGTAGGGAAATTGGCGCCGTTAATAACTAATACTAAATTATTATAAGCACCAGGAATTGAAGTTATATCAGTTTGCCTGTTTGATAAAGTGGTTGTACTAATCAAAGTCATACCACCACTAGAAGCATCAGCCCATTCAGGAGCGGTAGCCCCAGAATTAACTTTCAATACTTGACCAGCAGTTCCAATTGGTAAAACACTTACAGTATCATTACTAGTACCGTAAAGTATATCGCCAGCATTATTTACTACACTTTGTATATCATCTATAATGTCCCAAGAAGAACTTCCTTCATTGTAAATATATGCACGACGTGGAGAAGAATCTTTGTCAACCCACACCAAACCATCAACTAAGTCTTCTGTTGGTGCCTCATTTTGATAAATTGCAGTAGCATATGTGGTTGTGATTGGTGAACCACTTGAATCTGATGCCATTGCAATATATCCATCTTGTGGATTTGTTAATGATCCTATTTGTGCAATGGTTAAAAAATCAGATCCTATTCCTATGGTTTCTATTGAGGTTACTTGATCTTGTAAATCTTTTAGGTGTCCTGCTAAAGAATCTTCTAAAATATCATCTTCTTGAGTAGGAACGGTTGTTGTTCCATAATGAAATAATTTTAATGCTGCTTGAATATCCGCTGCTTCAGCATAAGATGGAATTTTTGTCTTATAAATATTACCAATATCTTCAGCCATTATTAATCACCATTTTAGATTATACCATAGAAATGAACAAATGTATGGTTCTTTGACCAGAAGGATTTACCCATTCTCCTTCAATTAATTCACTAGCAAATATAGTTATTGGCAAAGTTTCAGATCCTGTTCCTCCAGATATATCGTCAACAGAAATCGAAGATGCTATGGGATTTGTTCCACTAATGGAATATTGAACATTAAAGTTGTTAGAAGTGACTGAACCTATAAGTTCAAAAGGTATTAGGTTAATAAGAGGAATGTTTATATCTGTAGAATTAGACACAAATGCTTTATCTGTATTGAAAGAATATACGTTTGGTAGTAATGAAAGTATTTGTTGCCATTGAGTTCCCCCAGGAATTTGAACCAATTGATATATTGTTGCAAATCCATCATGAGACTGCTGAACATTTAAATAAAAATCATATACTTGTGCATCTAATTCTATTGTGGTTGTAGATGTTGGTTCTCCGTTTCCAGCAAAAAATAAACTTCCACGATCACCTTTAGGACCATAATCAACTTCAACGTTTATAGTTTCTGGTCCTCCTAAAACTAAAAGTTCATCCGTAGAAACTAAGACCTCTGTTGTCATTTTATGCCAATCCAACAACGCTTGTAACTTGATCAGTTACAGAAATATTTCCAGTTAATAGTGTTAGTACCATTGGATAGTCTGTTCCTGGTTTTGTTACTTGAACATCATAAACATAGGTTTTTGTTGGATCTAAATATGAAGAATCTTCTGGCCTAATTGTGCAGGTAACATAATTTCCATTATCAGAAATTTTTGCTAAACATTTATGATATCCAGTTGCTGAGTTTCCACCTCTTGTTTCTGCAAAAGCAAAAATTGCAGTATCCCATTGATCGGTGTTTGGATTAGAGTCGTGGTCGTATCTATACTCGGAAAGATCAAAGGTGTTGCCAGAACTGTCTTTAGGGTATATCCTAAACTGATAAGTATCACCCTTATAATAACTAATGTTGTATGTGCCTGGAAATGACATAGTTCCTCCTGCTTTATTATATCACAGAGATGTAAATGCTATTCATTCTTACAAGACTATCAAAATCAGTTCTTATTTGTGGTACACCAGAAGAATTTTTTATTTTTTCATTTTCTATAAAAAAGTCTTGAGTTACATTAATATTATAGTCGTATTGATACTTTAAAGAAGCCACAAACTGAGACATATCTTGTAAATTTTTTGATAAATAGGTTCTTATCCAAACCTCTGTATTATTATTTAAGGTAGTAATGTCAAAATTATATGAAATAAAAACATGACTTCCTTCTTTTAAACCCTTTAAATTAATTGTTCTAGATTCAGAATTCCAAAAACTAACAGCCCCTTTTGGCAAATATAGTTCATTGGAGGAATCTTTATTAGATTCAACAAAGACACTAACCCATCCATCATCACCTTTAGTAATACCAGTTTTTATCTGTTTTTTATTTGTATTGTAATAAGATGCCCAACCTGGCTGTTGACCAGAAGAAGACAGTGAACTCTCGCCATCTTTTCCTTTAGGCCCAACACTTCCAGTCTCTCCCTTATCCCCCTTTTCTCCACGCTCACCTTTTTCCCCCTTATCCCCCTTTGGCCCTTGGGGTCCTTCTGGGCCTTGTGGTCCTAAAACTGGAACATAGTTTGTTGATAAATCTGGATAAGACTGAGCAACTTGATCTGCATATTTGTTTTTTTTATTAGGGAAATCCATAGATTTAGAAACAGCCATAACTACATTATCTCACGATATTTAGTTTGTTATAGTTGTAAGTACATGCTGTGTCATTTGCTCACCTTAAAAATTTTATTTTTTATTTTAATAACTGATGGTAATTCTGGTCGTGGGGTTGAAACTTTAACTACTGACATTATAAACTCCCTGTAACATCACCGATAACAGATATAGTTCCTATTACGGGAGTCCAAATTGTATTTTCATCAATTGCAACCTGAAGATCAAATGTTAACTCTGTAACAATCGACTTGTAACCAGTGCCCCATAATTCAGTAATAGATGAAGGAGCCAAAATGTCAACATATCCATTGCCTGCGGTAACTTCTAGTTCATCTAGAGCATCTGACTGAGGATCGTAAGTGGTTGCTTGATATGTCCAATCGGATGTGTTAAAGTAAGTGATTTCATCATCTTCTAAAAACTCTACACGTAGCGGAGATGTGTCACCTCTAACAATTTGCCATTTAATTCTAACTGGATCTGCTCCAAAAGTCTCGGGTCCGCATAGTGTCATAATCATTGATTATACCATAAAATAAAATTAATAATTAAACAATATTTTATCTTTGTATTTTGTTTTGTGGTATAGTAGTTATAGGGTTTGTGGGGACTTTGCACTAGAGATGCATTCTTACTTCCACCATTAGATGTAACAAAAAATCTATGGGGGGAGGGGGGGACTTTCCCTCAGAGATACTACTTATAAAATAATTATCTTTTACTAATATAATCTAATAATATTTGATACATGCTGTCTATTTTTCTATTAAGTTCATTTTGTTCTTTTTCTTCTCTTATCATGTGATCTTTTAACAATAAAACATCGTTTTCTAATCTAGAAATTGCGTCTTTCATCGAGTTTCCGCCATTGGGTTTAAACTCTGCTTTTATTTCATCAAAATAATGTTTTGTTAACCACTTGATTCCGCCAGACAACAATGCTATAATAGAAAGTATTGTGAGAATTAAACCTGCAAAATCAAAATATGTCATTATTGGTTAAGTATAACAGTGTTTTTAAAAAATGAAAACTAAAATACTTTCAACGTTAGAGCATTCTAAAAAGTTAATAATTTCGCCAGATATGGATGGTTTTATGTCGGCGCAGTTATTAAATAGATATAATGGTTCTAAGATAGTTGGGACCTACGATAAAAATATTTTATGTCTTGCAGACAATATTAGTCCTAGGGATTGTCTTTTTGTAGATTGCGATATAAATCATCCAGATTATGTTTCTATTGGCAATCATATGCGACTACTACAGGACAATATGTCTAACAAAAGTTTTAATCCAAATGTTCATTTCAACATAACAAGATACTTTGACAAATTCCCATTTGCAACCGCATTTTTGATTGCATTTGCTACAGAGATTGACACATCGACAAATGATATAGAACGCATGGCCTATGCTGATTCCACATTAAGGAATATGGAGTCTTACAGCAACAACATGCGAACATGGTCTAATAGGATGAAATGTCCATCTGTTGACTATATAATAGAAAATACAGATATTGCAAAAGATACAGATAATAAAATTAGACAGATATACACAACACAATCTTTTACATCTAAAAAATACGGTAAAAAAAGATATATAGAAACCCTAAACCAACAATTTAAAAAGGAGGGGATTGAGCATGAAGAGATTACCCACGGATATAAGTATTTATCGGACAAGGTTGGTTTAACCACTATGAAGAAGTATATGTGTGATATTTTCTCATATGCTGAGATTTTTTCAGGAGAGTATTCAGTTACATATTATGATACTATAGATTGGTGATAGATGATGTTAAGTTTTCAGATTTATTTAATCCTTCTCAGCCAAGAAGTGATAGGGAGTTAATTGAATACCGTCTGAAAATTTGTAATGGTTGTGCAAGTTTTAATAAAAGACTTGCAAAATGTAAAAAATGTGGTTGTTTCATGAAATTAAAAACAACATTAAAACTAGCGAAATGTCCAATAGGGAAATGGTGAGTAATATGAATAGAGAAGAAGTAATTGAACTAATGACTGAAACAATTTTAAATTTAAACATTGGTTTGGCACGTCAAAATAATATGCCTGAAGATCAAATTGATAAAATGGTAGAAAATGCCAAACCTCAATTTAGAGTAGTTAATGGTATTTTATATGATGTGCTAAAAGAGAATGGTGCTTTTAATTAATTACAAAGACATTGGTCACAGCATTTGTCTTGAAAAATTTTTAATGCCAAACCATCATTAATAATAGGTTCGTCTTCTTGTAATCTTGCTATCTCTGTTTCAAAACCTTTAGGGGTTTGTCTACTCCATGATTCTGTATGTCTAGATTCCATGTTCCTCCATGTATTTTAGACGTTCCATTAATTTATGATGTTCTGGATCTTCAAGCATTTCTTTAATAGCGTCTGTAACTTTTTTACTTGGTTTACCGTCGTCTGGTCTACCTAAATCTTCCCAAAATTTTTCTCTACCTATAGAGTCTGTTTCTTTTATTTGATTTGACTCAAACTCAAAAGATGATGCAATCATTTGCAAGAAGAACAAAAATTATTTGCTCTTAGATTTTCTTTAGTAACCCAAATAACCTTGCCACAGTGGTAGCAAGATTTCATAGAGTAATTTTTTTCTCTACGGTCTTTACGAATTTCTAGTCCTAGTAAGTGCATAAATATATTCTAGCATACTTGATCTACTCTGTCAAATAGTGTATACTGGTTATATGGAAAATCCTTATATGGAAAATAAATTAAGATGGCTTGCTGCAGAAAAAAATATGTCAGACCTAATTGCTGCTTCAGGAGCGTTTAACTTAGATGAGGCTCTTGTTGCTGTTGCCAAACTACATTTTCCACAAGGCACATCAGGTAACAGATGCAAAGAAGATAAAAAACCTTGGCCTTGTCCAACCATTATGGCCATTGAAAAAGAATTGACAAAATGATAACTGATAATTTAACTTGGGAAGAAGAAGACCAAAACCTTTGGAAAGGTTGGACCTACAGCCTTTCAAAAAACAGATATTATTTTGATGATATAGGAAATGAATCTTTAGCAGAATTCTGGAATGATCCATTTTTAAACCAAGCATATGAGGAGAGATTATGATATTTCACAAGCATTTACTTATTAACGCTAAGGTAAAGGATCCAATTAATAGTGAAGATCAAGGTGTTGATTTTCTTACCCGCTTAGTTGATCGTATAGATATGAAGATTATCAAAGGACCTTTTGCGTCTTATGTTGACAAACCAGGCAATCGTGGACTTACGGCTATAGTAATGATTGAGACTAGTCATATTGCTTTTCATATATGGGATGAGATAGATCCGTCATTAGTTCAGTTTGATTTATATACCTGCGGAAAATTAAATCTTGCTCAGGTTCTTCTTGCTTTTGGAGAGACCTTTAATATTATAAATATTGACTATCAATTATTCGATAGAGAAAACGGATTTGTATTAGAAGATAAAGGCTCTTGGCCAGAAATCTGAAAAAATTTTTAAAAAGCGTTTTCATAAAAATCTGAATATTTTTCTCAAATGTATGATACAGGTTTAAAAAAATAAAATAAAAAAAATATAGTGAGCACACTACTTAGAGTAGTGGGCCCTATCATAATTTGCAAGGGTGCCACCATTTTCTAGGTGGGCCTTGCGTCTTAATTGCTCAGCAGAATACTCAGCCATTTATTTATATTTTCTCATCACTCTAATAGAATAAATCAATCCTATAGTAGCAACGAGCAACCATGTAGGCAATTCTATTGCTACACCATTTGGATATAGGTTGTTAATATAAAATGCTATATATTCTAAATCTGCGTAGAACTCCATTTTATTCCTTGTCCTCTCCGAACATTTCTACTAACACCTTGTTAGCATTTTGTAAAGCCTCTATGGCTTCGTTAATCTTATCAGCGTTAGTCATAGTTAGTTTCCTATCTTAGCAGACATAACCCAACGGCTTTCGTTAGGTGAAAGGTATTTGTGAGAGATAACTCCTTGAGATGATACCAACATCTCTAGGTATGCCTTTCGGCTCATGTAGTTTCCTACTGTATTGCGAAACAAATTGTTATCGCCTGTATTAGATGAAGCCATAACATGGTTAGGCTCTAGTACTATTGTATTTAGTGAAGTCATTTTAACTTCCTTTCTTTTTTCTATACCCGCTAGTCTAGCAGGGGGGTCTGACATTTTGGGGTCTTATTTGCTTAGGCTCACTGTGATTTGTATCACATTTATTTGCTAAGGCTCATACCCTAAACTTTCTATATTTAATTTGATACTGGTATCCTATCATAGATAATCCTAAAAGTCAAGAGCAGACACGGCGTGTCGCATGTGATTTATACCACAAGACAATTGGTGCAAATCGGACATGACCTCGGCGCTAACGGCGTGTCGTCCACATGATATAAATCACACCCTTATGTTACGCTTAAGTTATCCACATGACGTACATCACATCAGCGAATTGTCTGCTATGTCCGTTTTGTTATATCTACTGGCTAGTAGAATGTCAGTGGTAGGTGTTAGAATACTAGTATAAAGATTGAAAAAGAAGTAAATCTCTTAAAGAAAGGAATTCAAATGAATTCACTACTAAATAAAAAGTGTGCTAAACACTTACCAAATAAGTTAGCGATATCATTGGTAAATGATATAAAATATACCTTCTGTGAAAATTGTGAGCAGAATATTTATTCTCACTATATTGAGGATAGCGAATTGCTATCTTATTGGTCTTCATGGAAGGTAGGTAAGTAATATGGAAAAACTTATTTGCTGTTTTTGTGAAAGTGTTTCATCTAGTGAAGCAAAGTTTTGTTTCTCATGTAATGAATATAAAGGCTTAATGCCAATATCTAAATTTGATAATCTCTACGGAAGGAGATAAATAAATGATAACTAAAAAATGTATATCATGTAATGGTACCGCTATGGTATCTAAAGTTTCTATCCCTGCTATTTGCGATAATTGTATCGCTAAGAATTGGAGTAAATAAATGATAACTCTTAATTGTCGTCTATGTGATGAAAAAGTTTCTAGCAATTTATTTGATGAGCAAGATATAATTACTTGCTCAAATTGTTGGGAATAAAAAAATGCTTAACGAAATAAAAAATAAAGTAATTCGTATTCAAGAGTTGCGTCGTAGTAATGCTGCGACAGCAATTCCAAATAAAAAAAAATATACTAGAAAGGTAAAACATAAAAATGGAAAAACAAAATAAAGATATTTTTAATTTTGAAAAAGCAATTCAATTAGATCACTTAACAAAAGATGAATTAGAATTAGTAGAAAATATTTTAAAAGATTTTAAATAAATTCTGCTAAAAAAATCCCGAGGCGTTTTGTCCCAAATGTCCGTTTACGTACGATGTGTTTAAGATCACAGAAATCTTGTGGCGTAAATCACACCGCTGAGCGTCTTACTATTTAAGACTACTCGTGGGTAAGTTGTAAATGTCTGCTAATTTTGGTAAACTTACAGAGTAATAAAAATAAAGAAAGGAAGTGGCTATAAATGGCTAACTTATACACAATAGAAAACCTGCTAGAAGGTAAAGAGTATAATTCACGCTCTCTAAATGGTGAAATAATAAACGCAGAAAAAACAGACCATTGGTTTGGTAATGGAAAAGAAGCGTATCGTGTTCTAATCAGAACGCCTTATTCTTATAAAGACCACTATCGCATAATAGCGGTAAAAGTAGGTGATGAATAATGGGATATATTGAAATCTTTCGCCTTGATGAGCAGGGCGCTGGCTGGGTTGACCTTTCTGAGGCTACCCCTCAAGAATTGCTAGACCTTGAAATAGGCTTATTTCAGGAAGGGGCTTTGTGAGATAAATCACAAGGCAACACACCCCTAGCAGGTAGAAAATGTCAGGGGTTTTTGATAGGATAGTCTTATCAAACAATAAAGAAAGGTAATCAGAAATGACTTATACTGTAAAACTAGAAACCTATAATGGTGCTGTAAAAAATATCAACCTACCTTCTAAAGGTGCTGTTGCTCAATTCATAAACACTTACCCAAACCAACTACCTGTTGGCGTATCTGTTAAATTAAATTGTGATGTGCTTGGTATTAGTGGCACACTACGAGGAAAGGCGTTAGCATAATGATAAATTCTGTAATGTCTTTTGATTGTAATGAGTGTAATGGTAAAGGTTTAATCTTTTGGGGAGATAACCTTGACTACAATGTAGAAAAATGCGAGTGCGATAATTTTGCGTTAGGAAATTTATTCTAATGAAAACAATTAAACACTCTCTACACTTTGTAACTGAGTTAGATGAAACTAATCCAACTGCTAAACAATTATTAGACTTACCTGCTGATGAGCAAATAATGCTTTTAGAGGGTATGCTTAAAGAATTAGTTGCCCCTAAGTTATCTAAAACAATTAAAGAGTTAAACGAAAATAATTCTTTTGCAACTCTAAGGTTGGCTTAATAATGATGACTAGAAAAGACTATATAAAAACCGCAAATATCTTAAAAGGATTTGTTGATGAAATTCCACAAACCACTTATGAGGATTTAGTAAATGAATTTGCTGAGTGGTTCAAATCTGATAATGATAATTTTGATTTTGCAAGATTTGAAAAGGCTTGCGGAATTGATGAGATTGGTTTAATTCCAGTTTAATAAATAAAATCCCCTCTAGAACAAATGTTCGGAGGGGGCCGAGGGGTTTTCCACAGGTTTATCCACAGGCCTTTACGTGTGATTAAAAACACACCCTGAATTCCCCAGATTTTTTGATTTTGTCAGCCTAATCTGATAGGATAAAGATATAACGAAAGGAAAACTAAATGAGTAAAATAAAAAATGCTATTGAGCAGATAGTTAATTGTGATTATTGCTATGGCGTAGGTTGGGAATACTACGGAAATAATGAGGATTGGAATATAGACCCTTGCGAGTGTAATTTGTATTGTATTCC